GTGCAATAATGCGAAGATGTAAAAAATGCAAAAAAGGTGTTCTTGAATATCATTATGATTTGACAGGGGGTGAAACTGAAGTTTATCAATGCACCAATTGTGATTCAGTTTTTCATATTGATATAGCGATTATTAGAGACTATGACAATATGAGAGAGGTTCAATATGAGTCTTAAATCAAAAGTAGAAAAGGCTAGGGATTTTTGGTCTAAGGTAGCCAAAGACAACGGGTGGTATGTAGAGCCGTTTTACGTTCAAGTGTGGATAGATAAAGACGGCGAAGTATTAGACTCTGTAAGTCATAGAGATATGACAAGAGATTATATTATTTCAATAATAGACTTTAACAAAATGTCTTATCAAGAAAAATTAGATTTCATATCCGAGAGAAACGGATATGTTGAAGACAATGTTGGACTTGATGAGTCTGGAAATGAATTTAGAGACGATAACGGACAAGCTCTATTTTTAACCTAACCAATTACTCCGTGTTCCCGAGCAAGAACTAAAAAGGCTCATATGGAGAAGATTATGACCAAGATATATATTAAAGTTTGTGGGACGGATACAGTCTTTACTATGGAAGGAGACCCGACATATCCCGACATATTAAGTTTTGCCCGACAAAACAAAATCCAATTACCCGACCAACCAATATTTTCAACAACCCGACCACCTAACCCCGACTACTGGGATCAATTTAACAAGGAGCAAGACTAATGAAAAAATTTAAGAAACAAAAAGCAATAGATAAAATCCTTGATGATTTTACTGAATGTAGAATCGATAGCTATTGGTTTCCACATAGCAAGACTCAAATAGAATGGTCGACACATCAAGAGGTGTATTTAATCTTACGTCAAGATAAAACTTATGATTATGCCGAACCAAAACATTTAGATATGTATGTTGAGGATTTAAAAGAAGAAGATTTAAAACTATATTTGGAGCAAGACTAATGGCTAATTATACTTTATGGGAATCAGACTTTAATAATACTGAAGATTGGGAAACTGTTTGCAAGGCGTTTAAATTACCAAACAACACAACTTGCATAGATATTAAAGTTAGCAGTTTAATAACTGCTGAAAAAAACGCAATTGTATTTAACAAGGAGAAGAAAAATGAAAGCGACTTACCAAGTAAAAGTATTTCAAGAAGATAGCTGTAATTACTTTATAGCTATGCAGACTAAGGATAAGGACTTAGCTGTATCCAAGATGAATAGATTAAATAAAGAGGGTCATACTGCTCATATCAACGTGATTGATGTAGAACTACCCGACCATCTAAAAGATTTATCAAAAGATAAAATAAAAGGTTTACAACATATTTTTAAAGGAGGTATTTAGTATGAGTAATCCAAGAAGAATAGTATCAGCTACTATCTTAGTTGAATGGAATGACAACCCTAAACCCGTTGTCTTAAATAACGATATGCCTAACGGATTAGCTAACGACTTTGACGATTGGTTAACAGAATGTGAAGACGAGGAGAATGTAAAATGAGCGAAGTAAGACAACTTAAAAAATATTTGCAACAAGATATAACAGATTTGCAAATCAGTATGGAGGAAATAATGCAAGACTATGATTATAAACTTAATTCTGATTTTCAATATGTTGTAGATAAATTATATTTGGTTGAACAACTGTTATATAAGTTAGATGTATTGCCAATGAGCGATAGGCTTAAAGCAATGATATATGGAGAGGAGAACGATAATGTTTGATATAGGAAACAATTGCGTATGTTGTAATCAAGATACATCTTTTGGAAGTGGCAGGTTTGTCAACCGTATTCCGGCAGACGCAGATTATGAAAGTCTTGACGATCAAGGCAATACTATCTTTGCAGAAGAAGAATACAGAGACGGATATTTATGTCCTAATTGTCAAATGAGTGAAGAAGAATTTGAGGAGGTAGCAAATGCTAACGATTGAACGAATAAAAAATATTGCAGAAGATATTATTGCAGATGATGAATGGGTAAACGATAGTCATACTCAATCAGAACATGCAGGTATAAAGGCAGGACTATATGCCTTAATACATCATTTAGAAGAAACTGAGGAGAAAACTAATGTATGCCAAGAACGTAGCTAAAATGGATATTCTTACTGGTGAAGAATTAAATCAATGTATGGCGTGTGATTACACGTCATACGAGTATGGAGAAGTTTACAGTAAAGACGGAGATGAAATCACCTCTTGGAATACAGAAGACCATGTTGTATGTCCTAACTGTAAAAGTTTTGATTATTATATTATCGAAGGGGAGGTAGCTAATAATAACTATTATTTAAATGTAAGTGTTTCTAATATTACATTTCACTTATCTAATGATGAGGGAGATATATTAGAAAACAAAGATGGAACTATCAAAGAATTTTATTTTAAAGGCAGATTGAAGCCCTTAGAATATCTTTGTGAAGATATGACTGTTGAAGATTTAGAGGAGGTATCTAATGAGTATTGAAAAAAAATTACAAAAAGCAATAGAACTTCTTGATGATATGGTTTGCCAAGCAGACGAAGATACTCCGAGCGAGTATAGGTCAAGACATTTTAGAGAATGTATGGAAGATTGTATTGATTTTTTAAACAGTCATTCAGAGGAGGTAGCTAATGGCTAACATATATCCGAGCGACTCTTGGGGAATCTTTAACGCTGAAAGCGAATACAAAGACGTTAAAGGTATCCACCCCGATAACAATATAGATATTAACTTATGGACTGATGATTCTACAGGAGAGAAGTTTTTATCTATCTATCCCGTTGATGAAGACGGGCAAACAGACTGTTCTAAGTCTTTAGGATTTTATAAATTACAGGAGATTGCTAATGGCTAATCCAAAATTAAGAAAAGCAGTAGAGAATGAATTTAAACGTATTATAGGAAGTCTCTTGTATCAATCCTCAGAAGATATGTGTTTTGAAGATTATCTTTTAGACTTAGAGTATTACGGGACTCTTAAAACGTTTAAACAAGTGTGCGAATGCAACGGTCAAGACTACAGAGAGGTCATACGAGAACTTAAACAGGAGATAGCTGATGTATAACGAAGAATTAATTAAAGAAGCCGTAGATATCGCTACAGGTGATGACGGCAGAACAAGTGCAGAAGTAATTGATATATTAAGAATACTGCAACAGGAAAATATCGAATGAACTTATTTGAGATCTTAGTCCTATCAACACTTGCCTACTTTGTTGTAGGCAGTTTGATAGTTTTATATTACGCAAAGACTAAAGGCTATCTAGATTAAAGTCCCGACTAAAAGCTATTAGTCCCGACTTCCCGACTTGTCCTCTATAACTGTTCCCGACTTATGATCTAAAGCCTTAGTCCCGAGCAGTTGCGCTAATCTCTTTTCAACTTCGTCCCGACTCATCTGATCAACCTTGCCATGCAATACCTCCCGACGATCAACAATCAAGCCCCCGACCTTTAACAATAAGTTCTGGGCATTTATTGCCGCCGTAAAGTTTCCTTGCGCCCAGGCGTCATCTCTAAGCTTATACAGATCTTCTACTGCCTTGTCATGCGTAAGCTCAAACTTCTTCTTGGCCTCGACCATCAGCCGGTCATACTCTCTTCTTACATGCGCGTATCTTCCTCCCTCGCGCATATATCTGCCGACAACAATCGGATTCTTAAATCCTGCTTTTTTTGCCGCCTCCGAAAACGTAAGGGTAGGATCGTTGACAGCATTCCAGACAAGCAATCTCTGTCTCTTGGTAAGCTTCTTCTCTCCCTCGCTTAGGTATTCGATAGGCATGTCATCTGTAGGCTCCAAAACTGGCTCTACCTTAACACTTGCTCTCAATCTTAGATCTGGGGCTGGCATCTTTGTTCTCTCTCATGTTTACGCTAATTACTTTGCAATTATATCTTCTAACAAATCTTACTACATCCGGTCTCTCAAATAAAGTTATCAAATCTTTATTAAGATGTTTTCTACAAGTTTCGCTTAACTTACTCATACTTTTGTCAAGACCTCTGACAAAACTCTGACAAAACTATCAACCTCCAACAAAGCCCTATAATATAATAAATAAAAACATATATACGTATATATATATATGTTATTTATTACTTTTGTCATACTTTTTCTTACCCACCCTTTTCTTTTATCATTTTCGAGGGTTTTAGGGTTATTCTCAAGGGGTATCCTGACAATATGACAAAACTGCCAAAAGTGCATTCTTATCACCTTTTTCGCGTTTTGACAAAACTGACAAAATGACAAAACTACCCTCATATCGGCGCATTCTGTAAATAAAAGGGGTGCTTTTGTCATATTTTTACGACAAAACTATTCGTCTTCGGGAGTGAAGACTATCTCCTTAGTAAAGCCAAAAGAATTATATAAAATATCGTCTATCTTCTGTATGCCTGTATCGGGAGTGTCTGCGTAGGATAAAAGTTGCGTGGTGCCGTAAGTGAAGATCAATAAAGCTACATCTTCTGCGTTAGCTCCTCTGTCGGTAAAATCAGCAAAGATATTGTTTAATCTTTTTTGCATTTCTTCTGCCGTAGGTGGGCCTTTTTTGAACGGAATAACTTTCATATGTTTATTGTATAGGAAGTGGGATCTTTTGTCGCGAACTAGATCCCAAAGTTCAGAGTAAATGGCGACAGCATCTTTTATTTTTATACAAGCCAGATGAGGTGCCTGTTCCGGATTAAAGTATTAAAAGGATAAACAGACAAATAAATAGTCCAACAATAGTCCAGAATATTTGTTCGTCGTATTTCATTTAGCCTTCCCCGTATTTATAAGCGTTATTAATTGTATGCTCCCTCCAGGTATCTTCTAAATACTGCTCGTCATCCAACAAATAGTTATTAGCTTTATTTCTAAGCCTTTTCATACCTGCGCAGAAGTCTGCAAAATCTTCGCAACCGTTTTCAATAACTTCTTCAGCTGCAATATCTGCGTCTAAAAGTAAATCTTTTAACCTGCTCATATTAATTTACCTCTCTTGTATTACTAACAATATACTCAGCATCTTCTATTGCGCTATGCAATACGTTAACAAGTTCTTGTTCGTGGCCTTTAGCTTTATAGAAAAGACCAATGGCTAGATTGTGGACCAACAAATAAGATCCAACAACGGGATCCATCATGTCCTTGTTTTTATCAACGACACATTTTGTTGCGTAGTTTTTAAGCATATCAACCGATAAGTTGAAGGCTAGGTCTGAGTTTTTTTCAAACTCTTTGTGTTTATTAGTTCTCATATCATTCTCCAGATTTATGAATTAATTACAAATAGTATAATCATTTTTGTTTACTTTGCAAATATATTTTGTTATTCTTTTTTCTAATTATATTTTTAGGAGAAGATATGAACGAAATAAACCAACTAATGGATCAAGCTATAGGCATACCTACGGCAACCGGTCCTAAGCATCTCTTAGATATGCAAACAGACTTACGAGCCTATAAAAGGTTAACGGAGTTTGTGCGCTATATCTACGATCATCATCCTGTGTTATTTGACCAGGCTTATTCAAAATCTATGGAGAAAGTAAATGAAGACTAAAGAAGCAAAAATTCTTGCAAAGAAAAAAATTGTAAGAAAAAGGGTTAGGAAAAAACCTATTATGAAAAAAGTAGAAGAGCCAGAAGTAAAAAAAATAGAAGACTTGGACAATGTAGAAAAAGTCCAGCTTATATTAATAGTGCTTATTATTGCCAGCATGTTTTACTTTGGTACCTAATGCCACTTAGAGATTACCAGCAAGAGGCTTTAGATGCCTTAGAAAGCTATGTAGCTTCGCAAGAGGGTAACCCCCTTGTTGTGATGCCTACTGGCTCTGGTAAATCTCACGTGATCGCAGACTTTGTTCTGCATATGAATCAACAAAATCAGCAGAATACTTTGATTGTAAGTCACGTTAAAGAAATACTGCTACAGAATTATGAGAAGCTACAAGACGCTTGGCCTTACGGAGATATAGGTTTGTATGGCGCAAGTTTAAAGAGGCGGGATAGTCAAAACGATATTATCTACGCTCAGCTTCAATCGGTTTGGAGCAAGGTGGATAAACTCCCCCTATTTCACCTCCTCGTAATAGATGAGGCCCACTTAGTTCCAAAAGAGGGTGAGGGAATGTATCGTTCCCTCATCTCTTCTTTAAAAGAACAAAACCCAGATTTAAAAGTTGTTGGCTTTACTGCTACGCCCTATAGATTAAATTCTGGAATGCTAATAGATGGCGATGGATCTATTTTTGATGATATAGCTATTGATTATGGAAGCGGCGAAAACTTTGTAAAGCTAATAGATGATGGCTATTTAGCACCCCTAGTAACCAAGTGTATGGATACTGAATACGATGTAGAGTCTGTGGGTATAAGGGGTGGAGAGTTTATCCAAACAGATCTACAAAAGAAAATGAACGATAGAGGGAGAACAGAAAAAGCTATTCAAGAAGTCCTTATCAAAGGCCAGAATAGAAAACAATGGTTAATCTTTTGCGCTGGTATAGCCCATGCTGAAATGGTCTGCAGCTTTTTAAATTTCAGCAATATCAGCGCAGAGGTTATTAGCGGGGAGACTCCTACTAATCAAAGAGACCAACTAATAGAAGACTATAAAAGCGGTAAACTAAAAGCCTTGGTTAACTGCGATGTCTTGACGACTGGGTTCGATGCCCCTAACACCGATCTCATCGTCATGTTGCGCCCTACCCAATCACCTGGTTTGTATGTCCAGATGATGGGTAGGGGTATGCGCCCAGCTGAAGGTAAGAAGAATTGTTTGGTATTAGACTTTGCTAAAAATATTGAGCGTCATGGTCCAATCAATCAAATCAAGCCAAGTCAAAAAGGTAAACGCAAAAAAACCGGGCAAGCCCTTGTTAAGTCTTGTCCTGCATGTAAATCTTATGTACCTAAAAGCGTAAGCGTATGTCCAGACTGTGGTCATACATTCCCTGCAAGAAAGATAGATTTAGATCTTATTTCATCCAAGTTAGATATTATTTCTAGCGTTGCAAAGAAAACTAAATACGAAATAAAAGTTATAGATATGTGGGTAGGTCAACATCAGAAGTTAGGATCATCTACGCCAGTATTAAAAGTGTCATACAAAACACCTAATAAAATAGTTAGTGAATACATATGCTTTGAACATACAGGTTATCCGCGCGACAAAGCTGTTAGATGGTGGAATCAAATGGGAACACCTGCAAGTTTACGCAAGTCTCCCCCAAGAACTGTAGAAGAAGCTTTGTTTAGGCAATTAGAAATACGTAAACCAAATTTAATTAAAGTAGATTTTTCTGGAAAGTTTCCTAATATAGTCAATCACATATGGAGATAGGTAAGCCTGCAGCATTTTATCCGTTAAGAATAATAGGTGGTTTTATATATGTGCCTTATGAAAAAACAGATTTAGATCTGGTGTTTAAAGGAAATCAAAATGATATGGATAAAATAATAGAATATTGGCATTTAATTAAATCGCCAAAATATTATTTAACCAAAAGTTTGCAAGAAAATTTACAAGCAATGTATGACGATTTACAGTATTGGCCAAAGCCAATGTTAGCTAACAAGGTTATTAAAGCCTTACACTTGGAGTATGAAAATGAAAATAGATGAACTAAACACTTATGAGTCAGAGCAAAGAGGAGAAGCTTTAATCTTTGCCGATATACCTAACGAGGCTTATCACGCCGGCGTTGGTATTAGTAGTAGTTCGATTCGCAGATTTGGAGAGTCGCAACTGCATGCAATAGAACACGTACAAGAAACCACTCCTGCTATGAAGTTTGGAACGGCGGCTCACGCGTTGCTGGTTGAAGGCGAGGAAGCTTTTAATAACGATATAGCTGTGTTGACTGGATCTCCATATACCAATGCAAATAAAGAACTTAAAAAAGAATACGAAGAAAGAGGCCTAACGGTTATTAAAGAAGCTGAACTAAATCATATTAAAGGTATGAAAGCAAATATGATAGAAGAAGGCGATATGTATCTCAATCCAGAAGGTAAGCTCGCAGAGGCTAGCTTTTACTGGTATGAGGATGAAGTCTTATGCAAATGCCGTCCAGACGTTCTCTGCCCTCCTTTAACAAAACCTTATGCAGATAATAGCGTTGTAGTAGTAGATTACAAAACAACGCAATCCTGCGATCCTAAAGCCTTTGCTGGATCTGTTAGAAAGTATGGTTACGACATGCAAGCTGCCTGGTATAGAAGAGGTATGGAAAAAGCTGGATTCAAAGTTCAAGAGTTTGTCTTTGTAGCTCAAGAGAAAGTACCACCCTATGCTGCAAAAGTATTTAGGATTACAGAAGAGCAAATGGATATTGGCTGGGAAAGAATGCAGAAATTTTTAGAGGATTATAAAAATTATTCAAAAGGCGGACATTTATCTATTTATAATTCTCCAAATATTGTAGACTTAATACTATAACTATTACATTTACAAATATGCGGTATATGTCGAAATACATCTGTGTTTATAAAGATCAACAAGAACTCCAAGCTATTATCATACCAGCTCCTAATCAGGATACAGCTGAGTTTTTTGTTAAGTTTGGAAAAATGTTAGATCCAGAAGAAGATGCTTTTGATATATTGAGTATTACTAAATTTAATCCAACAGAACACATCAGTTTAAAAATTCATTAAGAAAGTGCTAGGTGGGAATCAGACTTTACGGAGAATGATGGAGGTCCCTTATGGCGTCCTAGCAAGCCAATTAAATTATAACGAAGGCTTAGCTGGTTTTGCAGCTGGCTCTTCAGTTACCCAAGCAGGTGGAGCGTCAGCAGATTCTGCCTTCATTCCCTCTACTGGTTTAAATTCAAGCACTTTGTTCTTGTCGCCGTAATCCGAGTTATCGCTTTTCTCTATACCGAGTTTGCATACAACCTTTCTACCAACAAGCTCAGAGGCATTCGATGGTGGATTATCTTGTAGACCCAATGCTTTTAATAATTTAGCAAAGTTTCTAGAAGCAATCTCTCTTACCATTTCCTGCTTACTGGAATCACTATTGTTATACCAGAGATTGTAATTCTCTCTAATGATCCAGTTGTTATACTTATCTTCATCTACCTGCACTTCTAATTTAAGGTAGTCATTACCAGCTGCGGATGTAGTCTTTTCGCAAACACTAACCCTGCATCTGTAATCGCCTTCTGGAATAAAAGAGTTACCTTCATCCCTGCTTTCAAAATCAAACTTGACGTCAGCAAAATCGCTCATTTATCTTCTCCTTTAGTAGTAAAACCAAGTTTATTAATAACATATGACAGGTTAGGCTCTTCAAAAGAATCTAACTTACCACTCCTATCCTTGGCAATATAGTTATCACCAATTGTTGTTTGCAACCATCTATTGGTTACTTTTTTTCCTTCTTCATTCTCTTCAGTAAATGTTCTAAGACATAACACCTCATCAAAGAAGTAAGGAATCTGTGTCGGCAGTTTAGCACCAACCATCATAGGTTGATAGTGAAACATACCAGTTGACTCATCTCTAAGCTTGTCTTCTTTAGCAACAAAGATTACATGAATCTTTAGATCTCTAAACCTACGCATAGTTTTAGTCATAACTTCTATAACTTCTCCATATGCTCTTCTAGGATCTTTGGATCTAGCTTTCTCTTGCGCTAACAATAATTCAGACATCTCAGTAACACTATCTAAACAGACAGTATCATAATCAAGTTGTCCACTTTCTAACAACACAGCAATCTCTTCAATCTCAGATGCTTCTTTAACTTCAATAGCGGTTACATTATCTGCATCTTTAATAGATAACAGACCAGCCTCCATACTAATAATTAAAGTCTTACCTGGTGCAGTAGCGCACGTTGTTGTTTTACCGGCGCCAGAGGCACCATAAATTAAAAGTTTGGCCCCTTGGCTTTCTACCAACTGGCTAGGACTTTTAATACGTTCTAGGATATTCGACATATTCTTCTCCATAAATAATAAAAACCTATTTTAAAATAAAAAAATATAATATACAATAGGTCAACTAGATAAATTAACGGAATGTATAATGAACGAAATTAACCCAGTACAATGGAAGGTTAATTATCTTTGGAGAATAAAGAGCTTAGCTGATAAAGAGTTAAGTGTCTACACATCTCAGAAGATTGAACCTGAATATAAGGAGCGAGAAGTGAGAAGGATTACCCTAAAGGAGTATATAGAATTTGTAGGTATTGAACCTGCAGCAGAACTGTTTGGCTGTTCGCCAGCATCAACCAAAGCTTGGAGGTATGGGATCAGACAACCATCTATCAAACAAGCTAAAAAAATTATTCACGCCTCTGGCGGAAGATTAGATTTTGAATCTATCTTTGGACCTGTTGAAGATGGTGTTGAATAAAAGTGTTCAATTTAAACGTAACAGCGCAGGATTCTGCGTTGGACTTAGCTCTTGCGTATGCTGAATATGGACTGAGCGTTATACCTCTACAGAGGCATAATAAAGTTCCGCCTAAAGAATTAGGCAGTTGGGAAAAGTATAAGACAGAGCAACCAACGACAGAACAAATAGAGAAATGGTTCAAGGGGAGAAACGATTTAGTTGTAGCCTTGGTCTGCGGTAAGTTTATTGTCGTAGATGCAGATACACCTGAGTCAGTTAATTGGGCGGAAGCCAACCTACCAGTAACACCTTTTAAGGTAGCAACTGGTAAAGGTATGCACTATTACTATAACAATCCGGAAAACTTTACAACTTACGTAGCTAGAAGAACCGAATCAACGGATCCAGCTAAACTTATTGATTTACGCGGCGTCGGTGGCTTAATCATTGCTCCACATAATATACATGCTACTGGCGCCATCTACGAACCTATTGTTATACATGACTGGGGCCTAAACGATGTTGATGATCTTCCGGACTTTACCAAAGAGTTATGGGTAAAGATTACCGGAGCAGAAAAATTAAACGGTAAGCCCATATCTGCTCCGTTATCAATTAAGGGTGTAAAAGAAGGAAGTAGGAACGACCAAGCTGCAAGACTTGCTGGCTATCTAATAGCTAAAGATATTAATGTAGACTTTGTAGAATTTTTTGTTCAGTCTTGGAACAGACAAAACAATCCGCCTCTTGATCATACAGAAATATCTACAACGGTTAACTCAATACAAAAGACTCATGATCGTAAAAATCAACAGGCACCTGCTTATATAAAAAGTACGCATTCAATTACTGAGCCAACTAATTTATATAGTCCTCCAGGTGTTCTTAAAGATATATACGATTACTCGGAGAATATAGCCAAGATATCCCAGCCAGCTATTAGTATGCAAGCTGCGTTATCTGTTGGATCTGTTGCAGCAGGAAGAATGTATAGAACAGATATGAATAACTTTTCATCTTTATTTTTTATGTGTATTGCTAAGTCGGGTCAAGGTAAAGAGAATGTAAAGACTGTTGTTGAATCTATATTAGATAAAGCAGACCATTCTGATTTGATGGCTGGTGATGGTTATACGTCTAGTGGCGCTATCTACTCTCTACTTAGATATAAACCAACTCATATAACAGTTATGGATGAATTTGGCAAACGTCTTGAAAGCATATCTAAAGCATCTAACTCAAATAAAGAAGACGCTTTGCAAGTGTTAATGGAGACGTGGGGTAGGTGTCATGGTGTTTTGCGTCCAGATAACTATTCAATGATGACGCTTAATCAAAAGCAACAAAAAGAAGCTATGGATAGATCTACGATTAAACCTGCTATTACTTTAGTCGGTATGAGTGTTCCTAAAAACTTTTACGGCGCTTTATCAACCGGCCGTATTGTTGACGGTTTCTTAAATAGATTTATTGTTGTTGAGTCTCACGTGCCAAGAAGTGTAGGCAAAATGATACCTTATATTGAGCCACCTAAATCTGTATACGATTGGGTAACTGATGTAAGACAGACTAACAATGAAATGGAGCAAATAGCTAGAGACAATGCTGAACTAGATTTCAAACAACGCATACTTACCTTTGATGATGATAGTAGAAACTTGTTAGAAAAACTTGCATACGACTTAGTAGACCAACAAAACAAATTAGAAAAAGAAGGTTTAGAAGTATTGCTATCTAGAACTAGAGAAAAAGCTATGCGCTTAGCTTTGATAGGAGCTTTGGCTGATAATAAAAGAGCCAAAACTATTACTGGTGATATAACTCAATGGGCTATTGATTATGTTAATTATTACGACCAGTTATTAATAGAATCTTGTAAAGACAAAGTTGCAGGATCTGAAATGGAAGGACGTATCAAACAGATACTTAGCTTTATTCGTTCTCAAGGTGAATGGGGTATTAGCAAGCGTGATATAGATAGACGTGAAATATTTAGAAGTATGAAATCATACGAGGTAAAAGAAATTATAGAAAGGCTTAAAAACTCAGGAGAAATACAAGAAAAGGATGTAAAGAAATCTGCTACAGGCAGGCCAACAAAACGCATTGTTGCAATAGACCCTGAGTTTTTTAACGAGGATTAATGAAAAGATTTATAAGTAATTTAATTAATAGATTTTTAGAGTGGTCTTTCCAAAGAAAGGAAGACAAATTTATGAGACAAGCATATGAAGATAGACAGAAGAGCCTTAAAAGAAAGTGTAAGTGATGTAGGCTTGGGTATTCTTATAGCAATACCTTTGAGCTTTGCTGTATTAAATGTATGCACTTATTTTCAATTACCTAATTTAACCATTTCAATAATACAAGTTGCAGTTTTTACAATTGTTGGAATTATTAGAAAGTATTTCGTAAGGGTAATATTTAAAAAAGGAGATGTGAATGGAACAACCTAAACCCAAAATGGAAAATATCAACGATCAAAAGCGAGAGGAGCGCGTTGCTGGTTTTATAGAAGGACTTTGGAATGTTAGATGTCATAAGCTTCCAGTATCATACGGCCTAGATTACTGGTGCGAAAGTAAAGAAGTTTCTTTTTGGCTAGAAGTAAAGTGCAGGAGTTTTGGTATAGATAAGTATGACACTTTATTGTTGTCGTCTAGCAAACTACGAATGGGCGCTGCTTTATCAGCCGCAACCAACCATCCTTTTGTTATTGTTTACGCTATGACTGATAGTGTTTACAGTCATACGTGGCAAAAAGATAAAGTGTATGACGTTAGGTTTGGAACGGTAGCAGAGCCTGTATACGAGGAAGACTCAGAGCCATACATACATTTTAGTAAAGATGAATTGGAGTGTTTGTCCCCACATCCTTTAGGTTTTGATAGAGAAGAAATGGGGCTAGTTAAAAACTATAAAAAATAATGACGCAATATAAAGAATTAGTAAAAGAGCAAAGACTTAAATTAAGTAGAGAAAAGTCTGAATGGTATATACACGTTAACAACGGGAGCGGTTATACAGAAATAAAACAAGGTAATATTATTAGAGTAAAAAACCATAAAACAGGAAAGGTTAAAATTATTAAAGATGACGATTAACAGTAGAAACAAAGGCGCTCAATTTGAAAGAGATATAGCAAAAATTTTAAATGAGTTTTTTGAAAAAGAAGGTATTGATTATCAGACCAAAAGAAACCTAGATCAGTATCAAGGCGCTGGACAATGTGATTTGAATATGCCTTATCATGCTGTTGAGTGTAAGTTTTATAAAGAGGGTACAGGATTAAAAAGCGCTTGGTGGAACCAGGTGTGCGAATCTGCGCAAGGCAGAATACCAGTTTTAATATTTAAGTTTAACAGAAGACCAATACAAGTTTGTATACCCTTACATGCAATCAATACTGAGTGGGAAGAAGATAATAAAAAAATAGCCTTCATGCCTATGGACGAATGGTTGGAAATATTAAGAAGAAATTGGAAAATTTATTCTATGTTAAATCATCTTAAGGGTGTTGATAGCTAA